TTCCCTTCTTGAACCTGTCATGGATGCACCACGATTAAAAACAATGGAAACTAACGCTCCAAAAGCATCAGGATGTAATTCTTCAGATTTTGGAAATGCCTTTAACGTATAGTCAACAAATTTGATAAGCGTAGTTTCTTCAAACACCTTGAGTGCTGCATCCCAAGAAATAACAATATCTTTTACTCTATCCACATAACTTTCCGCGCTTTTGCCCTTGATGCCAACGACACTAAGCAAACGCTCCATATCGCTATCAGAAATAAATTCGCCCCAATCTTTTTTAACTGTTGCTTTGGAATTGTATCCTAAATCATAACCAATGCCGATTGTGACTCCGCTGGCTGCTTTTGGCCAAGTTGGGCGTTTGAGAAATTTGTTATAATAAGCCTGATCTCCAATTTCATATTTAATGATTAGGTCTATAGATTTTTGAGATAATGAATATATGTCCTTTTTCATATCTTTTGAACCAAAGATTTTACCCAACCATGAAAATAAGCTCATTTTTTCACAAATTTTTCAGGATTTTTTTCAAACTTTTTAGCTAAAGCGACTATACCATTAATCACTTCTGGACTAATAACACCGATAATACCATAACAAATAGCTTTTGAAAAATCAGAAAATGGAGCGCCACTTAAAACAAACCAAGCGATTCCGCTGAAAATTGCAGCACTAAGAATGCGCTTAAACATCATCAATAAAGAATGCTTTCTTGGGTCGATCATAATTCTAGCGGCCATGCCTAATGCGCCAACAATCGGCACAAACCAACCACCCTCTAAACAGAATTCGCGAAATATTGTTTTAAAATCCATTGTGTAATTTCTTACACTTAGATCGAATAAAATTATTAAATTTATTTGATATATTCTTCGATATCTGTCCAATCTATCTCTCCAACCGCATCAATTAATTTTTTGTTATTAGCTTTCGTCCTATATTGATAGTGTTTTTTTAATTCTTTAGGCATTGGAATCGTTTCAATGGTAGCATTGTATTTTTTTCCAATAATTTGTGCAATTTCTAAAAATGAAGTGGTTGAGCCTGTGCCAATATTAAATATTCCGCTGGCATCAGAATGTAATAGACGATAATGAGCTTCGCACACATCATCCACACATATGAAGTCTCTACTCATTTTTTCACTATTTTTAAATACTTTAATTGTGCCGTTTTGCTTGGCTTGTTGAGTAAATTGATGAACAGGGCTTGCTTGTTTGCCTTTATGTTCTTCATTTTTGCCATATACATTGAAATATCGTAGACCTTGATATGGGTGCTTTTTATTCAAAAGCCAACAATCAAACATGTATTTACTGAATCCATAAGGATTCAAAGGAGAACAAAACTGATCTTCATCAAATGTTGTGCTGTTTCCATAAACGCTGGCGCTGCTTGCGTATTGAAATTTTACATTGTTTGCAGAACAAAGCTCGTATACGATACGGGAAAACTCAAAATTTTGTTCAATGATTTTTTGTATATCGGTTTCTGTGGTAGAAGAATTAGCTCCTAAGTGAATCACAGCGTCCAAACCATTAAAGTTTGAATTTAAATTACCGCCGTTTTTAATATCGTAACCCTCTACCTCTACACCACGCTTGAACAAAAATTGACATAGGTTTTTGCCAATAAAGCCTTCACTTCCAGTAACTAAAACTCTCATATCTTATAATGAGATGTTTTGCAAGAAAAATCAAATTAATCTTCTTTTTCGAACTTCATTCCCTGAAGTCCTTCAATTTTTTGATCAGCTTCTTCTTTTGTGACACCGATATTTTTTAAATCCAAGCGAGCTACAGCGAAATCCAACTCTGTAAAATTATGATAACCCTGTCCTTCGTTTTCAAACTCATATTCCAATTCGCCCTCTGCTATATCGCGGTCAGCAGAACGATAAGACTTACCAACGTTTCTGCCTTGGTGCATGTAAATGAATTTATTAACACGCGCAAATGCCCATTGCATATTGCTTTTGCTTGCACAATAAACCCAATCCGTTATAGCTTGACCCCTATTAAAAACTGTTTCAAGCTGTTCTGGGTTTATTTTTTTGTCAAACTTTTGATTGTGAAGATTAGCTTTTGAGATCAAAAGTTGAGAAACGCGATCTTTCAGACTAAGCTCTTCTAGCTTTTCTGGAGGATATGCTTCAAAAAATTTTCTTGCTTCTAACGAAAAATCAACGTCCATACACCTTTGCTTACACTTATTTTAAATTCAGGTCTTTATATGCTTGCGTTTTTTCTTCTTCAGACATAGATTTTAATTCTTGTGAAAGCTTATCTGCTGCAACATTTGAAACAATCTGAACCGCTTCTTTGAAAGAAATATCCTCCATAACCCTTTGATGAAAAGCCTCAAGTAGTTGTTTTTCTTGATCTTCTGTTAAGTTATCTGCCATTTTTGAGTATTCTGTTATTTTTTCTTGATTTGCGAGCAATTTTTTGATTGCGGCGATTTTTCTGTTTACGCTTCTTTAATTGCTCGTCAAGAATGACTGAGCGTTTTTGAACAGCAATCAATCTCTTGATTTGCTTAGGGCTGAGTTGAAGTTTTGGCTTTTCTTCGTTATTTTTATCAGTATCTTCCATTATGTCCTGTCTTTGCTGATGTAAATTCGAAGGTCTGCTTCTTTAGAGCCTTCTTGTTTGTATGAATTACGGAAAATAACAATTCTCTGTGTCTTTCCATCAACTGTGACAGTGCCAGAATAAAAGGCTTTGTCGTCTTGACCATTGCGCCACAATGATCCACATTCTCTTTCTTTCCAATCTTCTTTTGACATATTATTTATTTTATTTGTATCTTAGTTGCTCTATCATTCTATTCTTGTATGGTGCAGCCATACGAGTATAGTATTTCTTGAATGTTCGGTAGGTTTTACGCTGAATTGCATTAGCGTTTTCCTTATCATACATCAGAGCTTTTCTGATTTTCTTTGCAGTTCTGCCGTTCATAAAATTAATGGTCGGGGGCCGAAGCCCCCGACTTAGATGAATTAGCCGTTAAGAGTAACAGCCTGAATGCTGGTCTTAGCAAGCTTGCGCTCATAACCACCGTTACGGTCATACACAGTGATGTAAGCTGGACTCTCGGAGACGAACTGAGAGTTGATTGCTTCACCTTGAGTAGTGTAGAGGCCGAAGAATCGACCACGGGACTGACGGATGGCATTAAGAGCCGACCTTTGTTTGTTGTTTAGTTGCTTCATGCCTTATATTATATATTTTTCAATCAAAAGTCAAGAGTTTTTCGAGATTAATTGTGGTTTTTCCGTCTAAAATTGCGGTAGCCACGCGCTTTTTAATTTTGTTCTCAAATTCTTTGTTCAGAGCCTGAATTGCATTATCTTCACGATCAACCTTATCAACAAAGTTTTTAATTAATTTAAAATCATAAACCAATTTGATATCATTAATGGCAAACTTCTTGTTCATCTGGTTGAGTTTGCTCCACAGCACTCGGCGCAAGTCTCTTTTAGTTAATTGACTAAAAAATATATTGCTGGTAAAATACTTGGAGAGGTCTGGAGAAATCTTTGGGCGAGGCACTTCTTTGCTGCCACTGAAGCCCATGCTTTTCTCTTCAAGAGTATCTCCAGTAAGAAAGAACTTGCAATTAGAAAAATCCGCAATCTCTCCAGAGTTCATATGAATTTTGCCTTCTTTGAAAATCTCGGTAAACAGAGAATGAGTTGATGGATTCATTTTGTGGAAATCATCAATAATGATGATACTGTTTGGTTCCATCAAAACCTTTTCGCACAAAGATGTGTTGTTATTAAACTGCGGGACAATTTTATAATTAGCATAGTGATCTGAAAAATGAACACCATTATAGTATAGGACGGTTGCGCCGCTCATTTCAAGCGACTCTTTCAAAAGCTTCACAAACATTGTTTTGCCACTGTATTTGAATCCGTTGACGCAAAAAATAGGCATACCACCTTCGGAATTGTCAAAACCCAAATTAGAAAGCTTTAACTCTTCTTCTAGTTTTTTGATTTCTGGTTTATTGCCGACAAAGTTTTCTTTAACGTGCTGGAAGAATCCTTGCACGACTGTTTGTTTGTTTAGAAGGTTCTCTTTTTTATCGAAAAAATCTTTTAGTTCTTCTAAGGTAACATCTGCTGGAGAGTCTTGTTTATCTACAACCCAATCCAAAAATTTAGATTCAAACTCAACAAACAACTGCGATACATCTTCTCCGTTTGGTGTTTCAATAAGTTGGTTTTTGAGATTCTTTACATCACCATCCATGTTCCAGAATTTTACTTTAGCTTGTGCGCCGCAATGGTCGATCACATCCACAGCTTTATCTGGATAGCATTTGTTAGGCATAAAGCGTTCACAATATTCAATAACATTATCAAGAAATTCTTTTGAATATTTGACATGGTGAAAATCCTCATAAAACTCTACAAGAGAAGGAAGGATTTTATTCATTTGGAACTTGGATGGTTCACGCACAGTAACTCGCTCAAAACGGCGATCTAATGCGCTATCCTTCTTGATTGTGTTTGTATATTCGTTTATAGTAGTTGCGCCAATACAGCTAATTGTGCCTCGCGCAAGTTCTGGTTTAAGTATATTGGATGCCTCCAGTGAATTTTCTTGTGTTCCTCCTGCGCCCACCAAAGTGTGAACCTCGTCAATAAATAGAATAAGGTTTTCATACTTTTTTGTTTCGTTGACAAAATTTTCTAAACGTTCCTCAAACTGTCCACGGTATTGCGTTCCAGCAACCATGCTCGAAAGACTTAATGAATAAATTACTTTGTCAGATAGTAATTCGGGAGCTTTGCCATTCACAATGGAAGAAGCTAGTCCTTCAACGATGCTTGTCTTGCCGCAACCCGCAGGGCCAACCAAAATAGCATTTGGTTTTTTCTTTCTGCACAGGATAGTTGCCAATTCTTCAATTTTCCCGTCAAAATCAATCACTTTGTCAAAATCACCTTTCATTGCCTTAAGATTTAGGTTTTCGGCAAATTGAGAAAGAATCTTGTTGTCGTTAAACATGTCAAGAGTTTGAGAAGTTTTTTCTTCTTCTTTTTGATATTCTTGTATGTCGTCAAATGGATTAAGAGAAAACAATTCATGGTCTTCGTCTTTGAGGTAGGCCGTAGTTTTGTAGATTAAGTCGTCTGCAAGTTCATTGTGGCTTCCATCCTCAAAGAATAAATTTTTAATAGTTGGTGTGGCAAATCTTTCGTCAAAAAGATTGATAAAGATTATCTCTGGTGCAACATAATCTAATTCAAAAGTTTCAAAGGCAATTTCTTCACAAGCCTCAAAAAACTTTTTGAGTTTTGGAGTAAATGTTATTTTGCCGTTGTAATCCTTATGTTTCTTTTTGCGACTAAGCCTTTTGAAAGAATCAAAAGAAAGCTGATTTAAAATATCTGTATTTTCAATAATAGTAACACAGCCAAGATTGAAATTAGCAAAGAAAACTGCGGCAAACAATTCTACATCAACGCTCTTAAACTGCAACTCCTTTGCTGCGTTAATGCTTTTGCGAAAAATTCCTTGAGTTTTTTGTAGATATTTATCAATTTCCATGTTTTTTAAGATCGCCTAGTTTCATAAGAACAGAAGAGTTAATAATTTTTACAGATTCTGCAAACGATGTATTGTTGTCGCTTCTTCTGCCGAAAATCACAACTATATCCTCCTTCTTTAATGGACTCTTTTTATTATCTTCAAGAAATTCTGTTAAATTTTCTGAATTACGATTATCCATGAGAAGGAATTTGTGATCACTGGTATTGTCACTACCAAAGATCATCATATACTTATTACCATTTCTTGAAGTTCTTGTAAAGCAATCTTTTACCTGAAACACGGCCTTGAAGCTTGAATTGGCAGACAGATTGTTTGCGTCCTTAAGGCTAGTGAGTGTTCCATACTGATCTGTAAAGCAATCAGTGAGATCAAAAGAATAGCTATAACCAAGCAATGAATTTTCATACCACCAATATGTAAACTTATGATGCTTTTTATTTTCATTATAAATACTGCGGTATTGATTAAATTTATTTTTGAAAGTTGTGAACCTGCTAGGCTTCATTATTGGTCGGCCATCGTCTGCAAGAACTTGTTTTTCAACCGCATCTGCAATCGAATCAAGAATATCAAAATTATATTTCTCGCCAATCTTTTCAAAATTACGTTTTTCGCGATCTGTAAGAATGTTAAATGCTTGAGCTTCAAGAACCAAGCGAATACGATTATCTGTATTGCTGTCCATTGTGCCAGCCTGAATCAAGGCAGCAAGCACAGAGATGTTTATGCCGCACTCTTTGGCCGCTGTGAAGGCGTGATACTTATTTTCGAATGAGTGACCACGGAAAGCAACTAAGCTCTCTAGAGCCTTCATAGAGATTCCCTTGATGCTATTGAGGCCGTAACGAATGTTATCTCCTTCAATTTGGAAATTCAGCCCAGACTTAAACAAGTCGGGTGGAAGAAGTTTGATTCCAAAATCCGACAACTCCTGATTCACAGAAGAAATTGTTTGTAGCGGGTCTGGTTCAAACTCTGCTGCTTCCAGAACGCTCAAAAAGAATTCTTGTGGGTGTTTGTATTTAAGATAAACAGTTTTAGCCGCCAGAGTTGCATAAGCGAAACTGTGAGACTTATTGAACGAGTAGTTTGCCGCAGCTTCAAGAGCAGTCCAGAAGAAGTCTGCTACTCGTTGTTCCATACCTTTCTCTTCGGCGGCTTTGTAAATCTTTTCTTTCCAAGGTTGCATTTTATCAACCAGCTTCTTACCCACAATACGGCGAACATCATCAGCATCTTGAAGTGAGAAACCGAATACTTGAGAAATACATTGCATCAGAGTTTCCTGATACAAGAAAACATTCTTACTTTCTCTAAGCAGTTCGTCCATTACTGGATGAATGCCAAGTTCTTCGGGCGCGGTTTTTTGACGAATATAATCTCCAACAAACTGTAAGCTTGACGGACGAGCAAGAGCTACAACGTCAGAGAGTTCATTCAAGTCCATTGGTTTAACGTCCTGACAAACTTGGAAGTTTGTGTCAGCAGAAATCTGGAAAAGACCCATTGGGTGATTGAAGTCCTGCAAGATTCTGTAAATTTCATTGTCATTGGGATCAATATCCTCAAGGGATTTACCAATTTTCTGACATGTCTTGTGTGCAATTGTCAAAGTGCGTAGACCAAGAATATCAAACTTGACCATCAAATCAGCAACATCATGCATGTTGTAACCAGTAACAAGGTCGCCGTCTTTGGTGCGTTGCAGAGGAACGACATTTTCAATCTCCTGACTGCAAATTGCAATTCCTGATGGGTGAACACCTGTGTTTTTGATCAGGTCTTCAATGGCGATTGCATATTCAATTGTTGTTTTATGTTTGGAACACCATTCATCAAACTTTTCACTTTCTTCTCTTGCTTTTTTAAGTGACAAAACTTTACCATGCAATTTTGGAATTAAATCGCTAACATGCTTTGCTTCTTCTTCACTAGCTTCGTCAAAATATTTAGTCGCTTCGCGTATACAAAGTTTTGAGCTAAATGTATTAAAAGTCAAAATCTTTGCTGTTCGACCTGCATGAGTTTTTTCAATATACTCAATTACCTTACTACGCTTTTCGTAAGAAATGTCATTATCAATATCTGGCAGCACACTACCAACAAGAAACTCTTTGCCGTTTTTGTCTGTAACTTTACGCGCACGACTCTTGGAAACAAATCGTTCAAAGAATAGACCATGAGGAATTGGATCAATGTCTGTTACACCAAGAAGATAAAGCACAAGTGAACCCGCCGCACTACCACGACCACCGCCAACTGGAATGTCGTTGTCGTGACAGAAATTGATTACGTCCCAATTGAGTAAGATATAGTCGATAAAACCAAGTTCATCCAATGTAGTAAGCTCAAACTTTACGCGGTCAATGTATTCTTGATTCTTTTCGAGGCCGCGCTTCAGCATACCTTGATAGCAAAGCTTACGCACAATTTCATAATTCGAACTATTGTTTTTGAGTCCGAGTTTATCAAGCGTCTTCTTATCAACAGGAGTTTGAGGTAACTCAACACCCGCTGGTTCACAATCATCGTATGTTGTAAAATCTTTAAACATTATAAATCCAACGCTTTCTTCAATTTCAAAAATACTTGAAAACACATCTTCGTGTCATACAAACTATTGTGCAACATTTTTTCATCAAAGTCAATATCAAACAGTTTCAACAACTGCAACTGACTCACGCTTTTGCTTCGACTTCCTTTTTCGTGCATAAGCTTGTATTGCCATCCTAAGAAGTCGGCCTTGGGTTTGCGAATGTCCTCGCGGTATGCCTTGCCCAAAGCCCTTGTGTCGTAAATACGATCCAAATAGCTATAATCTGGAGTCTCGCCCAATAGCTTTTGCATGATTGCCACCATGTAAACGTCAAAACCTAGCAAATTTTGACCAACCACAATATATTCTGGATTAAGAAGAAACTTTTTCAACTCACCCCAAACTTTTTTCAATGATTGTTTTTCTCTGTTGTATTTATTTTGATTAAATCCTGTAAGCTTCTTGATCATGTCTGATAATTGCAAGTCTGGATAATCGACATACAAATCATGTTCAGAAATGATATTGTTGCCTTGTGTTTCTACCCAAGATACCTGCCAAGGTCGAGAATAACAAAGATTTAATCCTTCTGTTTCTACATCAAAAATGATGTATTTCTGATCGTGTTTAAGCTTTTTCATGATATTCTTTCCAGCTTTCCCAACAAAATTCTTGAGAGCAAAAATGGTTTAGGTTTGGGTTTCCAAAATTTGGCGTTTTGCCTTGTGATCTATCGCACACGGCGCGAAGCATTTGAAACGCTTTGAAATCATCTCTGTTTTCATGGCAAATGGTTTTAACCAAACAGGTATTCTTGACTTTCATTTTTTCAAGTGCGCGTTTGATTTGAAAATCAAATGGATGGAGATTATCTTCTATCATGTAGAAGTGATCGACACCATCCAAGTCTATATCGCTCATGCCGAAATGAAAAACGTTATTATAAATAAATGAATCATAAAATGGAACACCGACTCTGATATTGTTAAGTGTTGTCTTAACTTCAGAGAAGTTCAATATATTTTCTTTTATTGTGTATGTCTTGGTATAAAGGTTTTTTATTTCTTTGATACCATCGTTATTTTTGGCAAAAAATGCAAGCTTGCTCGTCTTTTCTTCAAAGCTATCCAATACTACTGGAAGTTTAATTCCGAAAACAAGCTTAATGTTTGCCTCCAAGCATTTCTGATTCAGTTCTCTGAAACCATAAAAGCTATCTTCCAAGACACACAATTCTTCCAAATTGCTTTCTTTAGCAAGCTCTACAATTTTATCTATTTTAAGTAGAGACTTACCAACGCTATATTGCGATTTAAAAAGTGGAATCATCTACTTCATGATATCCATTATTAAAAAAATGTCAACAACTAATTACAAAAGCTCACCTTGTTCTGGTTGCTTATTTTTTTTCTTTTTTAAAATAGAGAAGTCTACCAATGGAAGTTTGTGATGCACCCATTTATCTTCAAAAATAAATACATCAAGGCCGTCAATAGTCCAGCCATGCTTCTTTAACAGGCCAGCGTAGAAACTCATTTGAAGAGCGTATTTTGTCAGCTTGTTTGCTGGCATATGATCGAATGGCGGCAATGGTTTATTATGAGATTCAATTGCGGTAGCATTGATATTTACCTTGTAGTCCTGAATACGCGCAATCTTTTTCTTAGAGTCGATAATACAAAGTCTGTCAACCAACCCACCCCAACCAGTAGCCGAATCTGTAATCAAAGCTTCTGCAACAATTTCTTCTGCGCCATAATCTTTGTCGAGCTTGTTGGTAATACGGCGCAAGGCTTTGATTGTTTGCTTAAGGAATGGGTGTTTTGGCATGGCGTAATTTTCCGCGCCGCCTTTTCCTGATTTCTTTCGAGCATCAGTAATACGCTTTCCAGCTTTTTCAAAATTAATGTAATGTTCCAGTGCTGCGTGAATCACGGTTCCGAAGTTCGCCGCAAGCATTCCGTTAGAGTTCCACATTTCTTGAATTTCGTCTGCTGAAACATCCCAATACCTAGAACATTGTTGAGAAATTTTATCAGCATCAAAAGGTTTAAAGAACCTCTTGATAAACGTAGTGCCACCTTGCAAAACTTTATATTCGCCGTTTTCACAGCGCATATTATAAATATGTTGTGTGTCATTAAAATCTACAATGACCTCTGGTTCAGAGAATGAACGCTTGGTAATAATAACATCAGTTGGAGAGTGGGTTTGCTTTGGAATTTTAAAACAAACATCAACACCTACAAGCTGACAACCTTCTTCATATTCTGGACTAATTTTTCCATCTTTCTCATACCATGCTTGTTCTACATTTGCAACAATAGTCTCAATGTGTTCATGACACCAAGACTGAATAATAAAAGCAACGCCTTCTTTTTTGCGCGGAACATAACCCAACTTTAAGCCCTTGTATTCTAAACGAATAGCTTTGTTGTCATAATTATTTTCTGGCTCAACACACAATTTAATTGGTGTGCCTTCTTTAATTTTTTCGTATTTTAATTCTGGATTGCTTTCAAGTGCGAAAGAAATTCCAGCAATACCTGCTGTGACCTTATTCATAATGGAATCTATAAAGTTTTTTGAATTTATTTAAGCTTGCAGTAAATGACTTATTGCCGCTTTTTTGTTTTTGCAGATATTGTTTGTTCATGTTTTCTGCAATTGAAATTATAGATTCACAAGAATCTTTATGATTAAAGGATTCACAACGCTCCTTGTATGATCTTATTTCATCAGCATTCATTTTTCCAAAATCATTTTCATGTGGAGGCACAAAAAAGATTTTGTCAAAATCTATAACATCTAATAATTTAAAAATAGATTTGATAGAACCTTCGAATCCAGCGTTTCTTTCGCTTTCAAAGTCGTTGTTAAATGAAATATAAATACGTTTTAGGTTTAGAACAGAAAGTCGAGAAATAAATTTGGGTGACAAGCTAACTCCAAAAGCAACCAGTGTGTTGTGAATGCCTTGTTCATATAAAGAAAGGCAATCACCAATAGATTCAACAATATGAACAGATTGATTTTTGTCGATACTTGTTGGTATAGATTCATTCAGGTAGAATGGATAAAACCAATTATTCTTTTTTCCAAGGTGAATCCATTTTGGGCCATCAAAATCTGCGGCCTTGCGCCCAGAGAAGCCGTGAATTCTTCCGTCCTGTCTTACGATAGGGAAAACAAAACGCCGATACATTTTTCCAGAAGTGGCTAATCCACTTTTAAAAATTTTTAAAGTATCTTCAGAAATGTTACTATTGATTTTTTGATATAAATCGTATTGTGGTAGTAATTTTTCCAGACAAGATATTGAGTAGCTTTTTTCTTCGCTCAAAAGATTTTTTTTCTGTTGGTATTCTTGGTTAATTACACTTTTGGCATTTTTTAAAAAATTCCTGACTTCAATAGAGTCGCCAGAACCAATTGTTTTTTCTACTAATGCTTCAATTGGAAGATACATGGTATCTTCAACAAAGTCTTTCCAGACTCCGCTATCTTTGTAAATCTGAATAGCCTGTGGATTGTCGCCGCCTCTGTAAACCGCATTTGTTTGCCAGTAAGCGCCACAATCTTTTAGCTTATATCCAAGATTTTCTAATATGTCTTTAAAGTTGTTCATCGCGTCTCAAAATATCTGGCAATTCCGTATCCTCTTCTGGGGTGGTTGAATTGGGTTCTATGACAATTCCATTGCGAAAGTTTGCGATATCTTGTAAATCACCGCATTCTTCTACAGAGAAATTCTTAATGCGAAGATTGATGAAGTTGCGCTTTTTAGAGCCATCTGGCATAGATACAGGATTAATATGACGAAGAGCATCTCGGCCCAAATGTCTAGCCTTTAAGTTGATCAGCTTGTGTGTTCCAAAGTCTTCTCCTTCATCGGCAATTTCATCTACAACTTTTTGCCTCAACAAGAAAAGCCAAGAACAAAAGTGAGTAATTGCATCAGAAAGAGAAACCACGCTTTCGTCATCGACAATATTTTCCACGCCTCGGTTGGTTGTGATGCCAAGTCTATTTGATTGAACAGATGTTAGCATTGAGACACAAGGCTTTCCATCAAAGCATAGATCGCGATGAATGGTTTGCTTAAATTTATGAACAAGATAAGCAACCTGCGCCCAACCATCATTTTTGCCCATGTTGGCAAAATCAGTTTTGATATAATCGAAGCTAAAGATCATTTCATTGCCGCGACCAATTTTAGAATAATAAATTCTTTTTAATTGAGAACACATTTCATCTGCATCCATTCCAGCCACATTAATGTAATATAGCTTCATGCCATTGCCTTCCTTAATTTTCTTGAAGGTGTTTCTGACTCTTGCCACCACTTCTTCGGCGCTTAAATCGTTGTATCCTGTGTTTCTCCATTTGCCTGTTTCAAGCAACCACATTGGAATACCGCTCATAGCAGAGCATTGGCGCATAACAAGTTCTTCTTCGCTCATTTCGCCATTATCGAAATGCACAACTGGCACATTGTTTGCCGCTCCTGTGCGTGTGCAATAATCTAAAGCATAGCTTGTTTTACCTTGGCCTGATCTAGCAACAATAACAGCAATGTTGCCAGCCCTCAAAATCGGCCCATAAATTTCATTCATGCGCTTATGCGGCCCTAACAGACCAAAACTTTCTTGAGGATTATTGCCACGATCTTCAATCAGGTCTTCCATGATTTCAAAAAGATCAACTGGCCCAGAATCACCACATTCGAAGTTTTTCAAGTCTTCGTTATATAGTTTGTCTGCCGAATCAATGATTTCTTGATAGCTTAAAGTTGGGTCTGCTTTTTTAACAAACTTGGCAGTCTTTGAGCATGAATTGTAAATTGTGCGACAAGCTGTGACTTTCTTTAATTCTTTTACGCAGCTAATGAATACTTCTTCTGAAATTTTGAAGTAAGCTAAAGAGTGTATGAATTCAGAAATTTCAATATTATCTGGAAAGCTAACGTTTAGTGCGTTAAGCTTTTCGATAAGAATCGTATCATCAATAGCTTCTCCTTTATTCAAAGAAGAGCGGATAAGCTTGAAAATTGAAATATGAACTTTCGAATCTTCGCTATAAAAGTCTTTTTCGTTGATAATAGTGGCTATTTCTTCCCACTTATGCTGGTGCTGAAGCAATCCACTTAGCACTTTTTTTTCTAGTTCAAAGGAATGAATCATTCTAAGTGTTGTTGGTTATATAGGTCAATAGTTCTTTGCAATGCTACGTTTACGCATTGGTTTGATGTTCTTGTTGTCATGGCGGGTTCGCCTCGATCATTAATGAAAAACAAAAAGTATCCTTGATTCGATCCATCTTGTGATCCTGTTGCATCATATAATTTTGACAATAATGATGCTGGAATCTTTAGTTCGTCTTCTGGTTCAATCATATCGCTCCTAGTTCTTTAAGTAAGTCTATTGATATTGAATCTGATTGCAAGACTCTAATCATTGTAATGTCGTTTTTTTCGCAGAAAACTTCTTTTTCGTTGTCTCGACAAAGCTGTTTTAAATAATTTTGTCTAGAACCTGCGTGAAAATGTTTGTTGTATTGATAATGCTGCGCCCCATCAACTTCTAATGCAATTTTTTTCGATGCATTATAAAAATCAATTGTCATGCGTGTTCCAACTACTGGAAGTTCTTCGAAAACAACATCAGAAAACCAAAAGGGATATAATAAATCTTTTACTTCTTTTTGCAGTTTACTACGACAACCTGCGTCCCAATTAATTTTATATTTATGAGGACTTGATAGTTTCTTTTTTGCGCCAAAAGAATTGTAGAAGATCATGCGCTTAGAATATTCTTTTCAACAAACTTGCGAAGATGTTTGGTAAGCTTTTCGTCTTCTTCAAGAATAGTATAAATTTTATTCATGCCTTGAATCTTGTCAGGAAACTCAAAACCACCTTCGTTAATGTATTCAGCAAGCTCTGGCTCAGTAGCAAACCATGAACCACTCTTTGAAAAGAATCCCCAAGAAAGTAAAAGGTCTACAATCTCGCGTTCGATCCAAACGCTTTTGCCGCCCTGTCTACCATATTTTACTGGATAGCGAATCAGGCGACCAGTGGTTTCATTGTCGGACTTGCGAATGCGAGCTTTTACATAATGACCGATTGCCTTGTTTGTATCGCTCATTTGTTGATCTGGTTTTTCTAAAATTTTGTCTTTTGCAAACTGTCTCTCAAACTCTAATACCCAATTTGGGTAATGAGAAAGAGCATTGGCTCCTGATGCACTTGTTGTGCTGTTTGGATCAAGGCTTTCATATTGGCCTTTGATGGTTGCTCTGACTTGTGAAATCATAATGCAAAGATGGCCAAACTTACCCATGCCCAAACTTACTCTGCGAAGAAAGTCTGAAGAAAGTAGTGCGCCGCCAGCTACTTTGTTTGCTTCGCTAGTGCTTTTTTCGGCATCGTCTTTCGGCAAAAGACTGTCCATGCTATCAATAATGATGCAGAACCTTGTTTTGCTTGGATTATTTTTAAGGATGCCGCGAATAAAATCAAATACAAAATCATAAATATGAGATTGAAGAACAAGACAGGTTCCATCTTCCCATTCTTCCGCTAGGTAAACAAAATTAACACCAGAACGCTCTCTCATTTTTTTGCCAAGTCTTCCTTCTGCTTGAACATAAAGGCCGCGAGAGCCTTTGTGGTCAGAAAGCATTTCATGCATAATCTGCAAAGCCTCGCTGGTTTTGCCGCATTCGTTGCCACCAGTAAAACGAAGTAGTCCTGAAAGGAAACCTCCACCAATTTCTGAATCCATGATCATAGAACCACTGGAAACAAAATCATCCTCTTCGACTGATTCCTCGAAATTAAGGTGATGTTGTTTATTGGATTTCATTAAACCAGCCGCAAAGTCACGCACATCTGGTTGCTTTTTTTCTACATTATCTGTTGTTTTAGTTTTTGCGCTCATTTAAAAATTCTCTTAATGATCTAATTTTTGGTTTCACTATATCTTCTCCGATTTTCTCGTTTCCTTCCACAAATTCTTCGTGGTTTTTCGGGTTATATTGAAACTCTTTATGTTTTTTGATTAAATAATCTCGACCATCTTTTGATCGAAAATATTTAATACTTCCATTCAGTTTGAAGGGTGGTTTTACTTTCAATAGAAAGTCAATATCATTGTCAAACCACTCAAAAACTTTAGTCACAACCATCATATCCAAGCGGATATCATCAGACTTACCGCCATCAAGCATTCGCTTAATAAATTCTTTTCTTTCTTTAACGAAAGGTTTTGGTTGCTTTTTAATTTTAGAAGCTTGAAACACTTCCCCACAGTTCTGACAACTGGACGCTCTTGCGCCAATCAAGTCTTTACATTTGGGGCATTCTTTCTTACCTCTAGGCATATCCTTGGAATATACCTAATTTTGAATCATTAGTCAAGTGATTTTTGAACAGTGGTAAATACAACCCCTACAATAAAAGCTACTGCAATAAGACCAAAAATAGTTTCTTTTTGTGTGATCTTAACTTTAGTGCTTGTTTCGACCTTCATTATTTTAAAAGTATTGCTGTTGCGCCAGATGCTGCGATAGCAGAACCAGCGGCAGCGGCTTTATTGGCGAACGCCTTGCCTTGCGCTTCTGTAGCCGAAGAATGATCAACCGAAAAAGCACTCCAAACAATAGAGCCGTCTGCATTTTGACGATATTCTACTTGTTCCATATTTCCATAAAACTTTGCGATTGCTTTTCCATCTTGGTAAAAAGCGGTTTT